ATGGTGCCCACTGACTCACTCAAAAAAGCGGCCCTCCGCCGCTCACGAAACGACCCGCCGGCCTCGGATTGGCATCCGGCGGACGTCAAGGCCGCGCTCGAGAAAGCGGGCTGGACGCTCCGTCGCCTAGCCAAGGATATCGGCTACCACGACCACAGCGCGCTCGCCCGCGCTCTCTATCAGGCCGCTCCGGTCGCCGAGCGAATTATCGCTCAGGTCCTGAAGAAGGCGCCGAAAGAAATCTGGCCGAGCCGCTACGACCACGCCGGCCGCCCCAAGGGGCGAATCCGGCCCGACCGCGATCCTCTGACTATCACGCGCCAGCGGCTCGGTCATGTCCTCAATGGAGGCGCGGTCTAGCCATGCGTGTGTATGCGGGGCCGGGGGGCCGCCATCCGAATCCGATCGAGTGCTCAGCCCGCGCTGCGCCGCTCCTCCCCACGCGCGGGCGCCTGGCTGCCGGGGATGCCGCCCGCAAGGGCGGGCTTACGGGCGAAGCCTTGCTTCGCCAAAAGCTCGCGGCTTCGCGAGCGTCCGCCGCTCCGCACGGGGGCGCGTGATGGCGAAGAAGCCCGATCCCCGGCAGCCTTCTTTGTTCGATTCGCAGCGCGAGGCGCCGCGGCCGGGCTCGATGGGCTTCACCGCCGAGCTGCGCAGCGCACTGGCGCGGGCGATCAAGGAGTGCCCGAAGAGCCGCGCGATCATCGCCGCCGAGATGACCGATCTCGTCTTCGGCGAAACCGCCGGCGACGACGGCCAGATCACGGTCGATCAGCTCAACGCCTGGACGGCGCCCTCGCGCACGCCGTGGCGCTTCCCGCTCGAGTATCTGCCGGCCTTCGTCGAGGTGACGAAGGCCTTTTGGCTGCTCGACATCATCGCCGAGCGCTGCCGCTGCCGCGTGCTGTTCGGCGAGGAAGCGAAGCTCGCGATCGTCGGGGCCCTCCAGCACCAGCGCGAGCGTCTCCGCGCCGTCGAGGAGAACCTGAAAAGCCGAATCGATCCGAGCGCCGCCGAGCGCCTGTTGAAACGAACGGGCGGAGGGCGGCCGTGATGCGAGTCAATGCGGGTTATCGAGGGGCACGAACTGAAGCCGCTCCGGGTCCAGCTTTTCAGCGAGGTCAATCCAGCTGGCGGCCAGCAGGTTCGACCAATAGCCCTTCTCGTCGGGCGGGAATGCCACCAGCATCGATGGCCTCTCGCGCATCAGCTTCTGAGCCTTCCTCTTCGCGTCGCGCAGGAAGTACGCAGCCGCGTCGCGGTCGCTCGCGGCGAGATCCGCGAACAACGCCGGATACAGCCGGCCCTCGCGGAAAAGGCCAGCCACGATTCGAGTGTGCGCCGCATACGGGTCGGCCGGTCGCGCGCGTTTCCGGTCGAGATCGACACCGAGTGCAGCCGCGAGACCATCGATCTTTGCAACCACCTCGATCGGGTACTGCCACCAAAGGTCGCGCGGCTCAAAAACGCGGGGGCGAACGATCATCGCGTCACGCTAGCACGCGGACGGGGAATTGGGGAGGGCGCTCGTGGGCGAAGGCTCGCGCTTGATCTCGGTGATGCAAATGGCAACCGCGCTATCGATCACGCCTCGCGCCGTCCGGCTCCGGATGCAGAACGCGCCGCGCGCGCGCCTGCCTGGCCGCGGCGCACCGCAGGGCTGGCCGCTCGAGGCGTTCCCGCTCGATTGGCAGGCCCGCTATCGCGCAGCCGGGGCAGTCCCTGCGCCGCCGCCAACCAATGATCGGGGCGCCGCGAGCAACCAGTCCCTGCATTGGGAGCTGTTCCGCCGCAAGCCGGAGCGGATTCAAGCGATCGCTGGCGCGCGCGTTCGCGCCGTCGAGGATGTGTGCTCCCTTGCGCCAAAGGGCGTCCGCGCCGCGCTGCGCGCCGTCGCGAAAGCGCGCCGGATCCCATGGCAGACGTTGAACCGCTGGTATCAGCGCGTTCGGCGCGTTCCGCGCAGTGATTGGGCGCCGGCCCTGGCACCCTCTTGGTCGGGCGGCGGCAAGGCGGCCGAGTGCAGCCGCGATGCGTGGGAATTCTTCGTCTCCGATTACCTGCGGGCCGAACGGCCTGCCTTGTCGGCATGCTACGAGCGACTGCGGCGTGCCGCCGCCGAACACGGCTGGGTCCATCCCTCGATCGGCGCAATGCGCCGCAGGCTCGCGCGCGAGGTGCCGCGACGCGTGCGCATCCTCGGCCGCTTCGGCGCCGAGGCGCACAAGGAGACAATCCCGCATCAGATTCGCGATCGCAGCGGAATGCGCGCGCTCGAGGCGGTCAACGCCGACGGCCACATCCACGACAACCTCGTGCGCTTCCCCGACGGCGACTGCTGCCGGCCGGTCACCGTGTTCTTCATGGATCTCTACTCGAACAAGATCCTGGCCTGGCGCACCGACAAGACCGAGAGCGCGGGCCTGGTGCGGCTGGCCTTCGGCGACGTGCTGGAAAAGTTCGGCATCCCCGAGCGGGCTTACATCGACAACGGCCGCGCCTTCGCGTCGAAATGGATGACCGGGCGGATGCCCACCCGGTACCGCTTCAAGGTGAAGGAGGACGAGCCCGAGGGGCTGTTTTCGCTCGTCGGCACGAAGGTCACCTTCCAGCATCCGGGCAACGCACGCTCCAAGCCGCAAGAGCGCGCTCATCGCGATCTCTGCGAGAGCGTGGCGAAATCGCCGAAGCTCGCTGGCTCCTGGACCGGGAACTGCGTCGGCAACAAGCCCGATTATGAGGCCAGCGGGATCAGGGCCGTCGATCTGGCACTCTTCGAGCGCGTGCTGGCTGAGGAAATCGCGGCACACAATGCTCGGCCGGGGCGCCGCACGCCGGTCGCGGCGGGGCGCAGTTTCCAAGACGTGTTTGCCGAGAGCTACGCCGCCAGCGCCGCGCTGATCCGCCGCCCGACGCAAGCGCAACGCGCGCTGTGGATGCTTGCGGCCGAAAGCGTAACCGCATCGCGGCGCGACGGCTCGATCGAGCTCTTCGGCAACGTCTACTGGTCGGAGACGCTGGCCGCGATCGCCGGCGACAAGGTCACGGTGCGCTTCGACCCCGAGCGGCTTCACGGCGAGGTTCAGATCTACGCCGCTGACGGGCGCTTTCTCGGGACGGCCGAATGCCGCGAGGCGGCGGGCTTCGGCGATGTCGACAAGGCACGCGAATACAACCGCTGGCAGCGCGCGAAGCAGCGCGCAGACCGCGAAGCGCTGGCAGCGGCCCGCAAGATGGACGCGCTCCTGCTGTCCGAATTGCTGCCGGGCGCGCCGGATGCCGCGCCGCCGGCGGGCAAAGTCGTGCGCGGCGATTTCCGCAAGCCTTTGGACGAGCAGCGCGAGCAGCGCGCCGCGCGCGTCGAGAACCTGCAGCAGCGCCTCGACGCGTTCAACGCCGCGCTGATGGCCGACATCGAAGACGAGGAGGAAGAACGCCGGCGCCGCCGGGGCGCCGCCTAGAAACGCCGAGGGCGGCGCTCGTAACGCCGCCCCCGGTTTCCGCCGGGCCGAGAGGCCCAACGACAGGCTGGCAAGTGAAGAAAGGATATGGAACTCGTGACCAACACACAACCGGCTTCCGCGCCGGGCGGCGACGACGCGCCGCTCCCTCAGCCCGTCGCCATCCGCGGCTCCGCGCTGCGCGCGCTCGTGCGCGACATCATGGATCAGCGCGGCATCACGCAGGCCGATCTCGCCGCCGAGATCGACTACAGCCCGAGCACGGTCAATCTCTGGCTGAAGGACCGCTACAACGGCGATCGCGAGGCGGTCGAGGCCGAGCTCGGCAAGTGGGTCGCGCGCAACGCCGACGACGATCAGATCGGCGCCGCCGCCGAGGCGAACCCCTTCGTCGAAACGCCTTCGGCCCGCAGCTACTTCGACGTGCTGCGCTACGCGCAGAGCACCGGGCGCCTCGGCCTCATCTACGGCTCGTCGGGCGACGGGAAGACGACCGCGTGCAAGGAATACGCGGCGCAGCGCCCCAACGTCTTCATCACGCGCGCGGCGCCGTCGAACAGCGGGCTGTTCTACGCGATCCGCTCGATCGCGCAGGATCTCGACGTGGCCAAGCCCGGGCGCGGCGCCTCGGAGCTCAGCGACGCGATCATCGCGAAGCTCGCGCCCTCGAAGGGCCTGCTGATCATCGACGAGGCCGATTTCCTCTCGCCGGCGGCGGTCGAGCAGCTCCGGTACATCCACGACGTGACGAAGATCGGCATGGTCTTCGTCGGCAACTACGAGCTCTACGCGCAGCTGAAGGGCAACGGCAAGCGCGAGGTGGCGCTGGCGCGCATCTATTCGCGCCTCGGCAAGAGCCAGCTCTCGAATTGCCGGCCGGGCGACGTTGACGCGCTCGCCAAGAGCCTCGGGGTCACCGCGCGCGACCAGGTGGCGAAGCTCCGCGCGATCGCGGAGCGGCCGGGCCACCTCGGCAATGTCGTGCAGGCGGCGCGGCAGGCGCAGCGCGTCGCCCGCAAGATGGGCCAGCCGCTCTCGGTCGAGCACATCGAGCTCGCCTGGGCGTCCTTGGGCGCGGCGAGGTCGTCATGAGCGGCCCCGGCAAACCGCTTCCGCTCCGCGGCCGCGGCGGCTCGACGACGGTCGGCGCGCGGATCGCCGCCGGCCTCGCGGCGCAATCCGGCCCGCCCGTCGTGGCGGCCGGCTTCCTCGAAGGCTGGGTGCGCGACGCGATCGACACCGCCGACGCGGCGCGCGCCGCGCTCGAGCGCGGCGAAGCCGGGCGCGCGTGGGAATTCCTCGAAGGTCTCCGCACGCGCGCGATGCAGCAGGCCACGGAGGCGCCGTCGCAGCGCCAGGGCGCTGCTTACGGCGAATCGCGGCAAATGCCGCGATTCGCCCCGAAGCTCTCCGAAGGAGAGCGTCCATGAAGTGCGCCTTGATCCTCGCCCTCTTCATCGACAACGGCCTGGTGTCGTCGGTGCGCGAGCGCTCGATGGGCGCGTTCGACACGCTCGGCGAATGCCGCGTCGCGGGGCACGCCGCGCTGATCGAGGCCGCGCCGCTGGTGCGCGGCAACGTCCGCCGCATCGAGGTCTACTGCGAGTGCCGCGGCAGCCCCGACGTCATCGTCGGGCGGGCGCCGGCGCACCGCCGGGGCGTTGCTTCGAGGCTCTTTGGAGGAGAGCCGCGATGACCGAAACGCCCTCCAACCTCATCCGCACGCCGGCGCAGGTGGCGCAGGCGATGCGCTACGTCGCCGAGCGCGTGGCGATGGTGCGCGGCCTCGAGCCGACGCTCTACGCGACGCTGCTCGGCACATGGGCCGAAATCCTCGAAGGCGCCCCGCGCGCGCCCTTGCCCGAAGTCGCCGCCGATCGCCTCGATCTCGCGACCGAGATCGAGACGACGGCCGACGCGATCGCCGCCGAGTGCATGGTCAACGGCGGGCGCTTCGAGCTCGGGCACGGCGACGCGCCCGGCTTCATCGCGTGGCTGCGCGAGATCGCGCGGCAGGCGGCGGTGCTGCAGGTCCGCGCAGCGGGGTTTCACTTCGATCCGGCGCTTCCGCCGCCGCCGGCCCCACATCCGGACGACATCGTCCCGGGCCTCGAAACCGGCGCGGGCGATCCCGTCACCTTTGCGCTTCTGGACCGCCTGCGCGAGCAACGCGCGCAGCGCGTGCCCACGCGCCCGTGCGACACGGACGTTCGGCCCTTGGCCGAACTTACGGCGAAGCGGCCCACGGCCGCTTCGCCCCCAAGCACGGCCCTGCCGTGCGACACGGAGGACCCGCGATGAGCCAATCCCGCCCCAACGGAAGACCATACACCGGCAAGCTGCCGCCGGGCGTGCCGCCGCTCGCGCCTTACGCGCCGCTGCCAGCGCCGTCGCCCGTGCCGCAACACTCGATATCCCCGGTTCTCAGCTGCGGCGTGTCGTACCGCTTCGGCATGCTCGCGATGCCGACGCTTCGCGTAGCCGGCGGAGCTTTTTCGGCTCGCGCGGTTCCCGAGGGCTGCTGCTCATTCGAGGAGATCGTCCGTGCCGTTCTCGGCGCGTGGCCCGACATCAAACGCAACGAGCTGTTCTCGCCGCGGCGCTCGCAATACTGCACGCGCCCGCGCCTGGCGCTCTACGCGCTGCTGAAGGAGTTCACGCGGTGGTCCCTCCCGCGCATCGGCAACGCTGTCGGGGGTCGCGACCACACGACCGTCATGAGCGGCCTCAAGCGGGTCTCGGAGCTCGGCGCCGAGGACGCCGATTTCGCGGCGTCATTCGCCACCGCGCGCGCGGTCTGCCTGGCGCATGTCGAGTCGCGCGCAGCCGCGGAGCGCGCCCGGCTCCAATGCGAGACCGACGCGGAAGGCGGCGCGCCATGACCGGCGCCAGCCACGTCTCCCGCCTGGGATTTGATGGCCGCCCTTGCGCGGCTGACCGCCGAATTCCCGCAGCTCGCCGAGGCGGCGCTCGTCGTCAGGCTCGACTGCGGCTGCGAGTGCACGTTGACCGCCCAGCTCCGCGGGCCTGGCGACAATCGACGGCCTGCTGCTGCGCGCGCTTGAGGAGCGGAAGCCGGCGCCCGGAAGAGCGGAGGCCCCTGCAATGAAGCAGCTTCGTTACCTCGGCCAGGTCGCGCTGCTCCTCGCGGCGCTCGGCGCCTGCCTCGCGATCCCCTACATCCTCTTCGGGGGCGCGCCATGAGCAAGATCGCGCCGCCGCCCACTGCCGGCGACTTCATCGACACCGCCTGCGCGCTCGCGGGCGATATTTCGCCCGACGTGCGCTCGGCGATCGCCGCCACCTGGCCGGCCGACGCGCCGCACGCCGCCGTCGTCGCTCACCTGCTCGCCGTCATGCTCGTCGACGTGCGCGCCGCGGTTTCGAGCGGCTTCATCCGCGCGAAGCACCAGCCCGCCCCTCTGCCGCCCAAGCCGCCCGCGCCACACGTCACTTAAAGGGAGATTTGAATGGGTCGTAAAACGCCGAAGAAGACCGCGCTCGCCTATCCGCCGCCGGCGACGCAGGAAGACGCCGACGAGATGCTCGGCGGCATCGGCGAATGCTGCCGCCTGATCGAGGTGCTGGCTGCCGAGGCCGAGGGCGAGATCGCCGCCATCGTCGCGCGCCACGCTCCGAGGCTACGGCTCAACGCCGAGAAGGTGAAGGCGAAGTTCAAGGCGCTCTCGCGCTGGGCGCACGACAAGCGCCCGCAGCTCTTCGCCGGCGAGAAGAAGAGCCTGGCGCTGCCGCAGGGCCGCTTGGGCTTCCGCGACACGCCGCCGAAGGTGGCGCTCGAGGAAGGCGCCGACGAGGAAGCGATTGCGGCCGAGCTGCTCGCGCGCGGCCTCACCGACCTGGTGCGCCAGACGGTGAAGCTCGACCGCCAGGCGATCATCAAGAATCCCGAGCGCATCCCGGCCGACATCACCGCGATCGACGTCGAGGGCGGCGAGGTTTTCTTCGTCGAGCCGATCGGCATCGATCTCGAAAAGACGAAGCTGACCAAGAAGGTCGAGCTCGCGGAGAAGCTGAAGCTCACCGCCAAAGCGCGCCCGCCGAAGGCCGCCGCCGGCGCGCCAACGGGGGCAGCGTGATGCTGACCGACCTCGGCGAGAAGGAATGCGCGCGGCTCGACGGCGCGATCGGCGAGGCTCTCGACCGTATCGGGGGGGGCAAAGCCGAAAAGCTTCACTTCCTCTCGCGGCTGCTCCGCGCCGAAGCGAAGAGAAGCCCGCTCGCCGCGTCGTTCATGCCCGGCGCCTGGCCGTTTCGCGCGCACAGGACGCTCGCCGATCTCGACCGTGAGGTGACGCGGTGAAACCTGTTCAGCTCGACCTGCTCGACGCACCGCAGGGCCGTGCTTCTGGAGAGCCGCGCCACGGGCGCGGTTCTCCCCAAAGCTCGCCGGCTTCGGCGAGCGTCCGCCACTGCAAGATCTGCGGCCTCTGCGATCCGCTGCCCGAGGGCGTGAGCTGGGCCACGAACACCCGCTGCAGCAATTGCGTCGGTGGCGCAGGCGCCACCTTAGGGCGAAGCGAAGCTTCGCCAGAAGCGAGCCCCTTGGCGAGCGTCGCGCGCGCCGCTTACCAGACGGAGCCGTGCCCGGTGAAGGGCTGCCGCGGCTGGCATCATCCGCTGGCGACGATGTGCGACGCGTGCAAGACGCTGCTGCCCGAGGAGCTGCGCCTCGCGCTGATGCGCGCCGCGAGCATGGAGCGCCGGCCGCAGCTCGCCGAGCGATACGGCCCGCTCGATCGGCCGGCGCTGCAGAAGCAGGCGATCGAGGCCGCGTCGGCCCGCAGGAGCGGGCCTTCTGGCGAAGCGAAGCTTCGCCCCGAAGCTCGCCCCTCGGCGAGCGACCGCGTTTCACGTGCAACAGGGCCGGTCGCGCCGCCGGCGCGACCTTCGGGAGAATCGGGGCACGGCCCCGGTTCTCCATGAGATTGCGGAGCATCGACAATGTCGCACCGCGCGCCGCCGTCGAACGTGTTCGCGCCGACGTTCTTCCGCACCCCCGAGGATCAGGCGGTGCTCGACGCGGCCGACGAATACGTGCGCGGCCCCGCGGATGGTCACAAGGCGCAGCGCCGGCACCGCCTGCAGAAGGCCGTGCTCGAGCGCTGGTGGTCGAAGCAAAGCTCGCCGCTCGCCAAGCGCCGCGCCGCCATCCTGTCGTCCGCCGGAGCGGCGGACTTACGGGCGAAGGGCAATCGCCCTTCGCCAGAAGCTCCGTAGGAGCGTCATGCACCAACTGGTCAAAAAGCGGCGGACGTTGCACCATTTGCCGGTGCGCCTGCAGAAGCGCGGGCCCAAGGCGGTCGGCGAGCTCGTCACGCGCCTCGAAGCGCTGGAAACAGCCGAGTGGGCCGCCGCCCGGCTCTTCGACGTCGAGCTGTTCACGCCCGTGATCGTCGATCCCTGCGTCGGGCTCGGGCGCCTCACGGAAGCGGCGCGCATGCGCGGCCACCAAGTGCTGGCTCTCGACATTTTCGATTGGGGGTTCCCCAAAACCGTCGTGTGCGACTTTCTCGGCCCGCGCGCCGCGCAGCTGATCAGGAATTGGGTGGGCGCCGAGCAGGAATTCTCGGTCGTCATGAACCCGCCCTTCCGCCAGGGCCTCGCCTTCGCGGCGGAGGCGTGGGCGCTCGGGCCGCGCAAGCTCGCGATGTTCAACAAGATGAGCTTCTTCGGCACGCAGTCGCGCCGCCCGTGGCTCGCCAACCACCCGCCGTCTCGCATCTGGATTTGCGGCGAGCGCGCCACCTGCTGGCGCTTCGATTTCCCGCCCGAGAAGCGCGACAGCTCGACGCCCGAGCAGCACGCCTGGTTCGTCTGGGAGCGCGGCCATGGCGGCCCGCCCATCACCCGCAACATCTGGGAGACCGACTGACATGCGCGCGCCGCTCACCCAGCGCAAAGCCGCGTCGGCCGCGCAAGCGCGGCCTTCTGGCGAAGCGCAAGAGCTTCGCCCCATCGCCCCGGTGTCGCTCGCCGCGGGGCCGACGTCGCCGGCGATCGTCCCGGCCGAGCTCGCGGGGCAGACAACGCCGCGCATCGAGTGGGTGGCGCCTCGGTCGCTCTTCGTCGAGGAAGGGTATCAGCGCCAGCTGAGCCGGAACTCGCTGACGCTAATCCGCAAGATCGTCGCCGGCTGGAACTGGGCGCACGTGAAGCCGCCTATCGTCGCGAGAGCGACGATTCAGGAGAATGCGGCCAAGGGGCCGCATTCTCCCAAACAAAGTAGCGTTGAGCGCTACTTTGTAATCGACGGCCAGCACACGGCGATCGCGGCCGTCACGCACGGGGGCATCGACAAACTTCCGGTCATCGTCGTGGAGCCCGGCGCCCTCGATCGGCGCGCCGCCGCGTTCATCGCCCACAATCGCGACCGGCTCCACCTCACGCCGATGCAGATGCACTACGCGGCGCTCGCCGCCGGCGACGAGTCATCGCGCGCGATCAATGCCGCGTGCCTGCTCGCCGGCGCCCACATTTGCCGCGTGCAGCCGGCGGAGTGGAAGCCGGGCGACACCGTCGCGGTAGCCTCGATCGCTGCGCTCGTGAAGGCTGCCGGCGTCGAGGGCGCCGCCGAGGTTCTGAAGATCCTCGTCGATGCGGGCCGCGCGCCGATCGTGATGAACGAGATCAAGGCGGTCGCGACGTTGCTGCACGACCGGGCCCGCCCCTGCGATGCGAAGGCGCTGGCCGCGGTTGTGGGCTCGGACAAGCGCGAGGTGTGGGCGCGGCTCGCCCTCTCGATCGCCTCGGAGCGGAACGTTCACGTGTGGCGCGCGCTCGCGGATCTCTGGCGGTCGCAGTTGAATGGCGAAGCGGTGCCGCCGCGCGCGGCCGCGCCGTCAAAGCCCGCGGCCATCGTCGACGCGCCGCGCGGCGGAGCGGCCATTGGGGGGGCTGTCGCCAAGGCCCCGCGGCGCCCGGTAAACACCGAGCCCGCGGCCCCGCCGCGCGTGCCGCGTGTCGAGAAAGAGATCCTCGACGCGCTTGCGAATGGCCCGGTCGGGTTCGACGCGCTGGTCCGCCGCACTGCCTATCCGAGCAACGCCGTGCGCAAGGCGCTCGCCGCGCTGCTTTGGGCCGGGCAGATCGCGCGCACGGGCGAGCTCTATAGGAGGCGCGCATGATCACCGCCGAGCTCCTCGAACGGCACCGGCTCACGCTCGACGGCGACGGTCGCGCAAGCGCGACCTCGCGGGGCGAAGCGAAGCTTCGCCAAAAGATCATCCAAGGTGAGCGCGCCATGACGACCGCAGAATTGCTCGAGCGCTTCCGGCTCACCTTGGATGATCTCATCAAGGCCGCGCGGCGCGAAGCGGCGCTGCGCAAGAACAGCGCCGACAAGTTCGTCCAGTCGGGCAAATGGAAGCCCGAAGAGGCGCGCCTGCGCGTCGCCGAGATGGAGGCGATCGCCGGCGTGCTCGAGAACCTGAAGCTCGGCCAGACCTACACTCAAGCGATGGAGCAGAGCAGATGATTGTTGTCGCGGCCCCTTGGGCGCGGGGATCGACGGCCTTGATTCCGGCTACGCTCAGGCGCATCCTGTGCGCGGGTCTGAACAACCCGCAAACGGCGCCAGGCGCCCGCGTTAGAAGGCGCTCTTTCTATGCCTACGGCCTGAGGCCGGGGTCCCGATGCGTATGTCCAGGGCGCAAGCCTAAAGGCATCGGGGGCCGTCCGTTTGCGGCTGTTCAGCCCCGGCTTCGTCGCCCTGAACCGGCGACGGCGTTGCCACTGAACCAATCAAACGGAGTTTTCCCAATGTCTCTCGCTTTCGTGCCCGACGAATGGGGCATCGCCGCTCAACGACGCCCGCTGCGTCCTGTCGTTTTTGCGCACGGCCATCGCCTGCCGCAAGCCCGGCGACTCCATCGACCTCAGCGACGACGACAGTCACGGCCTCAGTGTCATCCTGGGAGCCGTCGAACGACTTTGCGAATCGGCCGCCAACGAGAGGCGCATCGAAGCCACCCGCGAAAAGGAGCAGCCCGCATGAACGAGATTCCGTCGAAGGCCCATATCGGCGAAGCCACAAACGGCGCCGCCGAGACGATCGAATTCTCCGAACCCTACGTCGCCGAGGTGACGATTCAGGGGGTCGCCGATCTCCTCTTTCACCGCTGGAATTCCGACGCGGTCGCGGCGAAGGCCGCGGCGGCCAAGGGCAGTAGGGCGAAGAAAAGCGACGCGGTCGGAACCTATGTGTGGCGCGACGATCGCGGCATGCTCTGCCTCCCGGGCGAGTATGTGCGGGGCGCCATCGTCGCCGCGGCGAAATTCCGGCAGGACCCGCGCTCGCCGCGCAAGTCGGCGGCGGATCTCTACAAGGCCGGCGTCGTCGCCCTCACCAATCTCGCGAGTCTCGGCTCGAAAGATTGGGATTATGAAGACCGCCGCCGCGTGATGGTGCAGCGCCAGGGCATCACGCGCGTGCGCCCGGCGATGCGCGAGGGGTGGAGGGCCACGTTGCTGCTCCAGGTGAATCTGCCGGAGTACATCCCGCCGCAGTCGCTCAACGAGACGATCGCCGCCGCCGGCCGCCTCGTCGGCGTCGGCGATTTCCGCCCGACCTTCGGGCGGTTCTGCATCACCAAGTTTGAGCTTCGGTGATGACGATCACGCAGGGCCAAGCGCGGCGTGGCGGGGCGTGCCAGGCCAAGGTCGGGCGGGGCGCGGTCTGGCGTCAGGGCGTGGCTTGGCCGGGTTGGGCGCGGCAGCGCAGGGCCAGGCAGGCTTCGCCCGGGCCAGGTAGGGCGCCGTGCGGCATGGCATGGGGCGGGGCGCGCAAGCGCCCCGCCATTCTCATGTGACCGGCGCCGTGCGATCCGACCCGCAACGCCGCCGCGAGTTGGCGGCAATCCACGTCGCGCGCAAGCGGCTCGGGCTCGACGAGGACAGCTACCGCGAATTCCTCGCCGGCCTCACCGGCAAGCGCAGCGCTGCCGAGCTCGACGCAGCCGAGCGCCAGCGGGTGATCGAGGCCTTTCGCTCGCCTAACGGCCGGCACTTCGTATGGCATGAACGCCGCGAGCATCGTTTGATTGCGAGCCTTTGGAAAAATCTTTATCTGCTCGGCGAAGTCGAGGAGCCGGGCCCGCGCGCGCTCGACAATTTCGTGCAGCGCCAGGCCGGCGTGGCGGCGCTGAAGTGGCTCGCGCCCGAGGCCGCGGCCAGCGTCGTGCAGGCGCTCAAGGACTGGCTCGCGCGCGCAGGATTCGAGTTGCCGTCGACGACGCGCCGTCGGGCGGCGCTTACGGGCGAAGCCAAGGCTTCGCCACAAGCTCGCGGCGAACGCGAGAGCGTTCGCGCGGACGTCAAGAAGCTGGCGCTCACGCGCCTGGTCAAGGCGCAATGGGCGCGCCTCGAGGCGCTGGGCGCGCTCACCTTCAAGAACGACTATCACCGCCGCTGCGCGCTCGATGCGTATTTCGACAATGGCGTGGCGAGCTGCAAGAAGGGCGTCGACCACCCGATGGCGACGCCGGCCGAGCTCGACCAATGCGCCGAGCTGCTCGGCGCGTGGATTCGGTCGGTCCGCCAGAGCGGACCTTCCGGCGATCCGGCGCCTTCCGCCGGATCGCCCGTAAGCTCACGGCGGTCTCCGCCGTGAGCGTCAGCGAGCGGCTGCCCGAGCTGCTCGAGGAGATCGCCGGGCGCTTCGGCGAGGGCGTGATGCTGCGCCTCGCCGGCGACTTCGGCGGCACGCGCATCTACGTGCCCGCGCCGAAGTCGATCGGCCCCGATCACGTGCTCGCGCGCTCGCTCGGTCTCGCGGCGGCGCGCGGGGTGGCGGAGCGCTACGGGCCCGGCCACGTGGAGATCCCGCTCGGCCCCACGGCGTCGGGCCCGCGCTGCCGGCGTGCCGCTCTGCTCGCGCTCGAGGAAAACCGCTCGGTGCGCGAGGCCGCCCGCAAGGCCGGCATGACCGAGCGCACGATCTGGCGCCTGAAGCGCCGCGCGAAGAAGCGCGCCGGGCGCGGCGCTCGCCAGGGCGATCTCTTCGGCGACGCTGGCCGGAAGGAGCCAGCTTAGGGCGAAGCCTTCCGGCTTCGGCCCAAAACAACGCCCCCTGGGGGCGTTGTCCCTGACACGTGTCAGGGTGCCGTGTCGCGGGCAGCCTCCATAGGGTCGCGCGCATGCTCCGCGGCTTCGACACCAACCAACGAATCACCGCGCCGATCGCCGCCGCGCTCGCCGCCTCGGGCTACCAATTCGCGTGCCGGTATCTGCGCCGCTCGCCGAACGACCAGTCGCTGTTGAAGCGCGCCGAAGCAAACATCCTGGCCGGCGCAGGCCTGCGCATCGCCTCGGTGTTCCAGCACCGCAGCAACCGGCCCGATCTCTTCACCGTCGAGAACGCGAGGCTCGACGCCGAGGCCGCGCTGCGGCGCGCCCTCGAGCTGCTGCAGCCGCGGCATTCGGCGATCTACTTCGCCTGCGATTGCGACTTCACGCCGAAGACGATCCGGTTCGCGCTCGCCTATTTCGAGGTGGTGCGCCGCATCGTCAGCGACGCCGGCCTTGCCTACGGCGTCGGCGTCTACGGCGACGATCTCGTGCTGAGCGAGGTGTGCGGGCGCGATCTCGCCGATCACGCCTGGCTCACCAACGCGAAGGGCTGGCTCGACGATCGCGCGTTCGACGACTGGGACATCAAGCAGACGAGCCTGCCGCACGCGCCGCTGCCGGCGGCGCCGTCCTTCGAAATCGACGACGACGAAGCGGTCGGCGTCGAGGTCGCCGGCCTCTGGCAGGCGCGGTGAACACCAAACCTGAAACCCGGAGAAGCCCGATGCTGAAACGAATCGCCGTGCTTTTACTCCTGGCCTTCGCGGTCCTCGGCGCGCCGGCCTGCACCACCACGACGCCGGACGGCCAGACGATCGAGACGCCGAACGCGCGCATGGCCGCGGTCGAGCTCGCCTACGGCAAGGTGCTCGACGTCGTCGACGCCGAGAGGAAGCGCGGCCGGCTCGCCGGCGCGCGCGGGGCCGAGGCCGTGCGCCTGCTGTCGGCCGCCAAGGCCGCCCTCGACACCGCGCGCGCCGCGCATAAGGCCAAGGCCGGCAATCTCGTGACCCTTCTGATCGTGGCCGAGGGCGCGATCGCCGCCGTCGCGGCCTACGTGCAGAAGCAAGAGACGAGCTTCCTCGTCTTCGCGCTCGTCGACTTCAAAAGCGACCTCAAGAAAGGAGCTTCGCCTTGGACCCGGTAACCGCCATCAACGCCGCTCTCGCCGCGCTCGCGCTCGGCCGGGAGATCATCGCCATCGTCGAGAAGACGAAGGCCGAGGGCCGCGACATGACCGACGAAGAGCTCGCCGTCGTCCAGTCCGGCATCGACCTGAAGCACAACACCGTCGTCGCCGGCCTCATCGCCAGCTAGGGGGTTGATCATGCGCCGCGCCATAGTCTGCGCCGTCGTCGTCGCTGGCTTCGCCAGCTTCGGGGCGAAGCTTTGCTTCGCCACAGCACTCGTCATTTTGACGATTGCCCCCGCCGCCGCGGCCGAGAGCAGCAACGCGCTCGATCTCCGCCCGCTGCTCACCGAGACGGTGATCCCGATCCTTTCGACGGCGCTGTTGGCGCTCGGCCTCGCGGCGATCGCCTGGCTGAGGCGCCGGCTCGGCATCGAGGACAACCGCGCGCTCGGCGAGATCGCCGATAAGGCGCTCGTTCGCGGCGTGCAGTTCGCCGAGAACGCGCTGCGCGCCGAAGTGGCCAACGGCGGGTGGGCGCAGCCCGCGATCGAGAGCGAGCTTGTGCGCCGCGCCGCCGCTTACGTGACGCAGCAGATCCCCGACACGCTGCGCCAGCTCGGCTACGACCCCGCCACGCCCGAAGGCCGCGCCGCGATCGACCGCATGATCCGGGCGCGCCTCTCGCCGCCGGCGTCACCTTAAGACCGCGGGCGGGTCCCGGCTGTGGAGCTTGGCGAAGCCCTCCGCCTGCTCGGCTACGTCGTCTCGATCGCCGGCGGCGCCGGCGGCGGGGTCGCCGCCGTCTGGGCGTGGGGCGCCAAGAAGGCCGTCGCGAACGCGAACCTTGCGGCCGCGGCGGCGCGCGTCGAGCCGCTCGAAAAGCGCGTGGGCGATTCCGAGCGGGAGATGGAGCGCACGCGCGAGCGCCTGCGCCTGCTCGAGAAGGTGGCGGCCGAAGTCCCGACCCGCGAGATGTTCGCCAACATCCACACGCTGCTCGAGCGCCTCGAGGGGAAGATCAACACCAACACGGTGCGCACCGAGAGCGCCGCCAAGTCGGCCGACGCGGCGATGGAGGCGTGCAACCGCATCGAGGGCTTCTTCATCGAGAAAGGCGTCGCGCGGTGACCGAGGATTTTCAAACGCACTGGCGCAAGCATCTGCGCATCACGATCCTGCGCCTGCTCGCGGCGGCGCCGGGCTACTGCCTCAACGAGAGCCTGGTCCACGGCCACCTGCCGCGCCTATCGTTCAACTGCACGCGCGATCAGGTGCGCACCGAGATCAACTGGCTGGGCCAGCAGGGGCTCGTGCACGTCGAGGGCGATCCCGACATGCTGATCGCGTCGCTCACGACCAATGGCCTCGACGTGGCCGAGGGCCGCGGCACGCATCCCGATGTTCAGCGGCCCTCGCCGCGCCGCCGATGACGCCGCAAAGCTGGCGCTTTGCTTACGGGAGAATCGCGGCCCTTGCTGCGATTCTCCATGAAGAAGCCGGAGGCTTCTGACCATGCCGCCGCGCAAATCGAGCATCCACGACCTGCCCGAGAACGTCCAGCTGATCCTCAACAAGAAGCTCGGCGAGGGGAAAACCACGCTCGACGAGTTCGTGGCGCTGCTGAAGCAGCAGGGCTTCGAGATCTCGCGCTCGGCGATGGGCCGCTACGCGCGGAGCTTCCGCAAGGAAGTGGAGCGCATGCGGCGCTACCAGCAGCTCTCCGACATGATGGTGGGCGAGCTCGGCGACGTGGGCGGCACCAAGCTCGGCCGCGCGGCCGCGCACGCCTGCACGATCACGGCGATGAAGTTCGTCGAGGCCGAGCCCGAGGACGGCGGCGAGGCGCAGGCGATCACGCCGCAGGAGCTGATGTTCGTCACGCGCTCGATCCGCGACGCCGTCGCCGCGTCGAAGATGGAGCGCGAGCTCGAGGAAGCGATCCGCAAGGCCGCCTTCAAGGAGGCCGCCGACAAGCTCTCCGCGGCCGAGAAGAGCGCCGGCGGCAAAGGGCTTTCGGCCGAAGCGGTGGCGCAGCTGCGCCGCGACTTCCTCGGCGTGAAGCCGCCCGAGGCGAAGCCGCCGCTGGCATGAGCGAGGAAACGCAACCCCTGCCGACCGCCGACCAGGCGCCGCCGCGCTCGCCGGTCGACGAGCTCGTGCCCGGCGCGCTGCCGCCGCCGGATCTCGATCCGCTCGGCGACGGCATCCTGATGGCGCACCAGAAGGCATGGGTCGAAGACCAGTCGCCGTTCAAGGCGGCCGAGAAGGGCCGGCGCACCGGCATCACCTTCGCCGAGGCGCTCGACAGCACGATCTGGGCCGCGGCCACGCGCGCGGGCGGCGGCGACAACACCTGGTACATCGGCGACACCAAGGAGAAGGGCCTCGAATTCGTCGGCGTCTGTGCCGCCTTCGCGCGGCACGTGGCGAAGGAGCTGCTGACGATCAACGAGTTCGTGTTCGAGGATGCGCAGGAGGACGGCACGACGCGCGCGATCGCCGCCTACCGCGCGCGCTTCGCGTCGGGCTTCCAGATCGCGGCGCTCTCGTCGCGGCCGGCGGCGATCCGCGGCCTGCAGGGGCGCGTCGTCATCGACGAGGCTGCCTTCCATCAGAACGTCGCGAAGGTCATCGACGCGTGCAACGCGCTGCTGATCTGGGGCGGCGTCATTCGCGTGATCTCGACCCATAACGGGGCGCTCAACCCCTTCGCCGAGCTGATCTCGGAGATCCGCGCGGGCAAGCGCGCCGGCACGGTACACCGCATCACGTTCGACGATGCCGTGAAGAACGGCCTTTACGAGCGCGTGCGCTACCTCCGCGGCAAGACGGCGAGCGCCGCCGACAAGAAGACCTGGTACGAAACCATCCGCCGCTCCTTCGGCTCGCGCGTCGAGGCGATGCGCGAGGAGCTCGACGTGATTCCGCGCGAGGGCGAGGGCGTGCTGCTGCCGCTCGCCTGGATCGAATCCTGCGCCACGGCCGACTACGCCGTGAAGCGCTGGGCGCCGCCGGCCGAAGACTTCGTCGACTGGCCCGAGGCGCAGCGGCGCGCCGAGATGCTGGCGTGGCTCGAGCGCGAGGTGGCGCCCTTGCTCGCGCGCTTCGCGCACATCCGCGGGCCCTGGGCGCTGGGCGAAGACTTCGCGATGCGCCAGGACCGCACCTGCATCGCGCTCGGCTACACGGCGCTCGACTTGCGCCGCCACGTGCCGCTGCTGCTCGAGCTCGCGCGCTGCCCCTACGATCAGCAGAAGCAGGCGCTGTTCTGGCTCGGCGAGTGGCTGCGCGCGCGATTCTTCCAGCAGGCGATTCTCGACGCCAACGGCAACGGCATGGTGCTGGCGCAGGAGGCGCGGCAGCGCTTTGGCGTCGAGCGCGTGCTCGAGCTCGTCGCCAACGACGCGTGGCACCGCGAGCAGACCCCGAAATTCCGCGCCGCGTTCGAGGACAAGACGATCCGCATCCCGGCCGACATCGACGTGCGCGACGATCTGCGCCTCATCCAGGTGATCGGCGGCGTCGGCAAGATTCCGAGCGACGTGCGCAATGTCGGCGTCGACGGCGGCCGGCGCCACGCCGACGCCGCGGTGGCGCTCATGAACTTCTACGCCGCGAGCTGCGCGCCCGCTTCGCCGATCGAGTTCCAATCGACGGGACAGAAGCGCGTCGGCTTCGGCGCGTTCGGCGAAGGCCGGCGGGCGGGTCCGCTGTTCGACGAGCAGAGCGGATTCGGGCGCGCCCGGGGCGGCACGGACCTCAGAGGCTTCTGAAAGGAGAGGCCGACATGGTCGCCCGCAAGAGCGAGCTTCTGCAGAACGCGCCGTGCGCGTTCTGCCGCAAGGCCGACTGAAGGGGAGGCCGACATGGCCGAGGAAAAGACCAAGAGCAGCCCGCCGCTCGGCGAGATCAGCGCCGCCGGCACCGAGCTGGGGCCGTTTTTCAGATCGTGGATGCAGGGCCTCCGCCAGCCCGCCGACAAGCTGCTGCAGGCGCGCGGCGGCGACTGGTCGATCTACGAGGACGTTCGGCGCGACGACCAGGTGAAGGCGGCGATGCAGCAGCGCCGCGGCGCGGTGGTCTCGCGCGCGTGGTCGGTCGAGGCCGGCGGCGATTCGGCGCTCGACAAGCAGGCGGCCGCCGCTCTCGAGGAAGACTTGAAGGAGATCCCGTGGGACGCGATCTGCGGCCGGATGCTCTGGGGCGTCTATTTCGGCTGGTCCGTCGCCGAGCTGATCTGGACGCATCGCAAAGGGCGCTATGCGTGGAGCGCCATCAAGGTCCGCAAGCGCAGCCGCTTCGCCTGGCACTGGGATGGCACGCTTCGCCTGCTCACGGTCGACACGCCCGAAGGCACGATCATGCCGGCGAAAAAATTCTGGACCTTCGCCACCGGCGACGACAACGACGACGATCCCTACGGGCTCGGCCTGGCGCACTGGCTCTATTGGCCGGTGTTCTTCAAGAAGAACGATTTGAAGGTCTGGCTGATCTTCCTCGAGAAGTTCGGGCAGCCCACGCCGATCGGGAAATACCCGCCGGGCGCCACGCCCGATCAGAAGGACGATCTCCTGGCGGCCGCGGCCGCGATCGCGACCGAGGCCGCGGTCACGATGCCCGAAGACATGAAGATGGAGCTGCTCGAGGCGAAGCGCTCCGGCGCCGGCGACTATGCCACGATGCTCGCCACGATGAACGCGGCGATCACGAAGGTGGTGCTTTCGCAAACGCTCACCACAGACGTGAGCACGGACGGCGGCTCGCGCGCCCTCGGCGACGTGCATGCCGGTGTGCGCGACGACGTGGTCAACGAAGACGCCGATCTGCTCTGCGAAAGCTTCAACACCGGGCCGGTCCAATGGTGGACCGAGTTCAACTTTCCGGGCGCCAAGCCCCCGCGCGTCTGGCGCCGCGCCGAGGACGACACCGACCTGAAGCCGATCGCCGATCGCGACAAGGTGCTGTTCGACATGGGCTACGAGCCCACGCCGCAATACATGAAGGAGACCTACGGCGAGGGGTTCCAAAAGAAAAAGAAACCAGAGGCCAAGCCCGGCGCGCGGCGCGTCGACGGAATCGACGAGGCTGCGGACGACGACGCACCGCCAGCGGAGGCCGAGCTCGCCGAACGCGGCGTTTGCCCGATCCACGGCCGCCGTCACAGCGCGGCCGAGCTCGCCGAGGGCGCGCGCGAGCCCGACGCGATCGACGAGCTCGTCGATTCGATGTTGGCCGAATGGGAGCCCGCGATGGCTCCGGTGATCGAGCCCCTGCTGGCGCTCGCCGAAACCTGCAGCAGCTTCGACGAATTCCGCCGCCGCCTTCCCGAGCTCGCCGGCGCGATGGACACGAAGAAGCTCGAGGACCTCATGGCGCGCGGCGCGTTCGCCGCCCGCATCGCCGGCGATCGGAAGCTCCTCGGAAACGACGGACAATAGATGGCCGATCGCGTGCAACTTCGCCCGCTGCCGCCGGCGGGCGCGCTCGCCTACTTCCGCCGCAAGCGGCTCCAGCCGAGCTTCGCCTGGCAGGACGTGTTGCAGGAAGAGCACGTCAACGTCTTCACCGTCGCGAAGGCGATGACGCTCGACGTGCTCGACGCGATGAACGGCTCGATCGACCGCGTGCTGGCCGAGGGCCGCACCTTCGAGCAGTGGAAGAAGGATCTGGTGCCCGAGCTGCAGCGGCTCGGCTGGTGGGGCCGCGCCAGGATGCGCGACCCGAAGTTCGATGTGGAGCGCGAGGTGCAGCTCGGCTCGCCGCGGCGCCTGAAGACGATCTTCCACATGAACACGCGCACGGCCTATGCCGCGCAGCTCTGGGAGACGATCCAGAAGGGAAAGCGGCTTTTCCCCTATCTCAAATACGTCGACATGGACGACGACAAGGTGCGCCCGCTGCATGCGTTCTGGGGCCGCACGATCGTCCTCCGCGTCGACGATGAGTGGTGGCTCTACTACTACCCGCCGAACGACTGGAACTGCCGCTGCAGTGTGCGCCAGCTTTCCGAGCGCGATCTCGCGCGCCTGAAGCTCGAGGTGACGAGCCCGCCGCCGCGCGTCGAGTATGTGAGCTGGGTCAATCGGCGCACCGGGCAGACCGAGCAGGTCCCGCGCGGCCTCTCGCCGGGCTTCGGCTACAACGTCGGCGCCGCGTGGCTCAAGGCGCGCGAAGCCACCAAGGCGCGCGCCGAGCCGCCGGCGGGCGACGTAGAGCGCATCCTATCGGCGGTGCCGCTCTCCGCGCTGAACGCGCAGCTCCGCCGGGCCGAGCCCGAGGTCGCCAACGCGGCGCTGCGCGCGCTCGTCGCGTCCGACACCTTCGCGCAATTCCTTGCGAAGCCGAGCGGCCTCGGCTTTCCGGTCATGCGCCTCTCCGAGGCCGTGCGCGCGGCGATCAGCGCCGACGATCCGGTCGCGGCGCTCTCGGCGTGGACCGCGGCCAAGCAGGCACGCGAGCATCCCGACCTCACGATTGAGGATTACCGCCAGCTTCCGGAGCTCGGCGCAGCGCCGACCGTCGTGATCAAGGACAGCGAGCAATCGGTCGTCATCGTCCGGCGCGGCGAGCGCAGCTACCTTGCCGTCGTGCGGCGCACGAGCAGCGGCGCCGCCACGTTCGTGCAATCGTTTCGCCGTGTCGATTCGCGCGAGGTGGCGCGCCAGCTCCGGCGCGGCCAGGTCGTCTTCGGCAAGTGGGAGTAGGTGGCGCGCGGCGGGGCCTACCGCGGAACCCCGCATGACGCTCCGGCGGCCGAGACCGCCGTGCTACGGCCGGTAGAATTGCACCGTGTCGCGCGCGCCTGGCCGGTAATGTAGCCCGGCCGGCGCCTCGTTTGAAGGGGCCGGGGGCCTCCAGGACTCAAATCATGTGATTCGGCTGCCCTGCCGGCCGCAGGCCGATCGCCGGATTCCGGCCTCAGGCGCGCGCCTGCAGCGCCTCCGCCGCATCATGCGCCGCCGCCGGGGGCTTAAACGCCTGTTAAACGCTTTAACGGCCGTTCACGGGCCGCTCTGGTAGGAGGCTTCCGGCCTGATTCGGGCGCCGGCTGTCCTGAGCTGCCGCGGGTCCCGCTTACCCCTGACATCTGTCAGGGCGCCCAGCCTGCGGGCCGGACCGTAGGTTCCGGTCGCTCGGCCGCCGGCCGAGCTGGCGGAGAAGCGGCCATTGGGCCGGTTCTCCAGAAATTGCCCGAAGGGCAATGACCGGGGCAAGGGCGTGCAAGCCATCGAGATCCTGAAGCCGGGGGCCTACACCGACGCGAAGGGCCAGAAGGTCGCCTTCACCGCGGCCGATCTCGCCGGCATCGCCGCCGCCTACGACCCGGCGCTCTCGGAAGCGCCGCTCGTCGTCGGGCACCCCAAGACCGACGACCCGGCCTATGGGTGGGTGAAGACGCTCAAGCTCGAGGGCGAGCGCCTCGTCGCCGAGCCGCACCAGGTCGACGCGGCGTTCGCCGATCTCGTCGCCGCCGGCCGCTTCAAGAAGGTCTCGGCCTCGCTGTTCCGGCCCGACGCCGCCAACAGCCCGAAGAAGGGCGGCTGGTATCTCCGCCACATCGGCTTCCTCGGCGCGCAGGCGCCGGCGGTTAAGGGCTTGAAATCGGTACAGCTCAGCGAGGCCGACGCCGGCGTCGTCGAGCTCGCGACCTGGGCCGACTCCACGATCGCGCGGGCCTTCCGCGCGCTGCGCGATTTCCTGATCGGCGAGTTCGGCCAGGAGAAAGCCGATCGCGCGCTGCCGCCGTGGACGGTGGACAGCATGCAGGAGGAAACCGCGGCCGAGCGCGCGAAGGCCGCGCCCGCCAGCTTCAGCGACCCGCCGGCGCCGGCGCCGGTCAACAAGGAGAGTGAAGTGTCGAAGGAACTCGAAGCCCGCGAGGCCGCGGCGAAGGCGGCCGAGGACAAGAACGCGAAAGACCGCGCCGACCTGGACAAGCAGGCCGCCGATCTCGCCGAGCGCGAAGCGAAGGCACGGCGCGAGGACGACGAGGAGCTGCTCGACGAGCTCGTCGAGGCGGGCCGCCTCGCGCCGGGCCACAAGAACGGCCTGCTCGATTTCATGGGCTCGCTCGAGGAGGGAGAAACGCTCGAGTTCGCGGAAGCCGGAGGCGGCGCGGACGGCAAGACGAAGACCAAGGCGACACAGCGCGCCTGGTTCCGCGGCTTCCTCGGCAAGCTGCCGAAGGTCGTCGATTTCGGCGAGGCCGCGCCCGGCGGGCCCGGCGCCGTGGATCTCGCCGATCCGGGCAAGATCGCCGAGGCGGCGATCGCGCTGCAGACGGCCGAAAAGGCCAAAGGCATCGACATCAGCGTGGCGGACGCCGTCCTCCGCGTGAGCAAGAAGTGAAGGAGCGACCATGAACCCGACGCTCACGAAGACCTACGTCGCCGAAGCCGCCGTCACCAAGCGGCGCATCGTCAAGCCCGGCACCGCCGACGGCAACGTGCTGCTCGGCGCCGCCGTGGGCGACGCTCTCATCGGCGTCTCCGCCGACATCGACGCCGCGATCGGCGAGCGCGTCGACGTGCACCATGCCGGCATCGTCGAGGTCGAATACGGCGGCACCGTCGCGCGCGGCGACCCGCTCACATCGGACGGCACCGGCCGCGCGGTCGCCGCCGCGCCCGGCGCCGGCGTCAACAACAACATCATCGGCCGCGCGCTCGTCGCGGGCGTCGTCGGCGATATCGGCAAGGCGCTGATCGCGCCCGGCCGCATCCAGGGCTAGTGAGCCCCGAAAGAGGACCCGACATGAAGATCTCCGCCTCCAAGTTCGTTTGCTTCGGCCTCGCCGCGGCTCTCGCCTGTGTGGCGCTCTCCGGGATCGTCGACCCGGCGCTCGCCGGCGGCGTCGCGCTCGCGATGGCCGTCTCGCCGTTCCCGACCGACCCGCAGCTCACCGCGATCGCGATCGCCTACCGCAACCAGTCCTACATCGCCGACCAGGTGCTGCCGCGCGACACGGTCGGCGCACAAGAGTTCAAGTGGTGGGTCTATCCCACCGCCGAGACGTTCTTCCTCCCCGACACGAAGGTGGGGCGCAAGGGCGCGCCGAACGAGATCGACCTGACCGCGACCGAGACGACGTCGAAGACCGACGACTACGGCCTCGACGACCCGATCCCGCAATCCGACATCGACAACGCGCCCGCGGGCAAGGACCCGGTGGCGCACGGCGTGATGCAGCTCACCGACTACATCATGCTCGACCGCGAGAAGCGCACGGCCGATCTCGTCTTCGCCGCCGCGCAATATCCGGCCGCAAACAAGGTCACGCTCTCGGGCACGTCGCAGTGGAGCGACTTCACCAACTCCGACCCGATCGGCGTGATCATGACCGGCCTCGACGCCTGTCTGGTGCGCCCGAACGTGATCACTATGGGCCAGGAGGTGTGGACCAAGCTCTCGCAGCACCCGAAGATCCAGAAGGCCGTGCACGGCAACGAGGGCGACACGGGCATTGCGCGCCGGCGCCAGGTGGCCGAGCTCTTCGAGGTCGACGAGGTCCTCGTCGGCCAGTCGCGCCTCAACACCGCCAAGAAGGGCCAGGCCGCGACGCTCTCGCGCGTCTGGGGCAAGCACTGCCTGCTGCACTTTCGAAACAAGCTCGCGACCGTCAGCGGAGGGACGCTCACCTTCGGGCTCACGGCGCAGTGGGGCGGGCGGATCAGCGGCCGGATGCCCGACAGCAAGATCGGCCTGCGCGGCGGCCAGCGCCTGCGCGTCGGCGAATCGGTGAAGGAGCTCATCGTCGCCAACCAGGCGGGCTACCTCATCATCGACGCCGTCGCCTAGCGGCGCGCACAACGGGGCGGATCATGGCCAAGCAGACCTACGAAGTTCTCTCGCCGCTGCTGCACGACGGCAAGCGCTACGAGCCCGGCAAGACCATCTCGCTCGAGGAAGACGCCGCCGCGGGCCTCGTGGCCAACGGCACGCTCGGGGCGCCGTCGGTCGCGGAGCGACCTTCTGGCGAAGCCAAGGCTTCGCCCAAGGAGAAATAACGAACGCGCGGCGGAGAGGCGGCGGGTCTCGCTCACGATCCGTGCTGGGGTTGGGAGGCCCCCGCCGCCTCGACGCGAACAGGAGAAGTCTCGTGGAGCAGAAACCGAGCGTCGGCCGCATCGTGATCTACAAGGCCGCGGGGCCGCATGAAGTCTTCAACGGCTCCGATCGCCACCCGGCGATCATCACCGCGGTGTTCTCCGACCGTATGGTGAATCTCAAGGTCCTGCCCGATCTCAATCCGATCTTCGACGCGAGCTCGGTCGAGCGTTGCGACGCGCCCGACGAGCCCGGGCTGCGCCGTTGGTTCTGGCCGCCGCGCGTGTAACTGAGGCGACGTGCCCTACGCCACGCAACAGAACCTGGTCGATCGCTTCGGCGAGGCCGAGATCAAGCAGATCGCGGACCGCGACGGCGACGGCGCGATCGACGCCGGCGTGGTGGCGAAGGCGCTCGCGGACGCCGAGGCCGAGATCGACAGCTACATCGGCAACGTCTACCAGCTGCCGCTCGCATCGGTGCCCGCGCGCGTCGTCGATCTCGCGCAGGACCTCGCACTCTACAAGCTCTACGCCTCGAACCCGCCCGAAGACGTGGTGCGTCGCTATCGCGACGCCATCCGCTTCCTCGAAGCCGTTTCGGCCGGCAAGGCCGTGCTGCCCGGCCTGGATGGGGCGCCGCCGCCTTCCGCCGGCGCCGGCGTCGCAGTCTCCGCGCCCGAGCGCGTGTTCACGCGCGACACACTCAAGGATCTCTAGCCGTGGCCGGCGCCTCGATTCGCATCGACGACGACGGCCTGGAGAAGGCACTCGGCGCGATCGTCGAGGCGGGGCGGAATCCCCAGCCCGCGCTCGAGGAGATCGGCGTCTACGCCGTCAAGAGCACGCGCGGCCGTTTCTTCGAAGAGCAGGGCCCCGGTGGCCTGCCGTGGCTGCCCTCGATCCGCAGGCAGCGCGAGGGCGGCCGCACGCTGACCGCAAGCGGGCGCCTCCGCGGCGACATCAGCTATCAGGCCGGGCCCGATTTCGTCGAATGGGGCACGGCCGTGATCTACGGCGGCGTGCACCAGTTCGGCGCCACGATCCGCCCGAAGACCGCCAAGGCGCTCGTCTTCGAGATCCCCGGCGTCGGCTGGGTCACGCGCAAGGAAGTGACGATCCCGGCGCGGCCGTTCCTCGGCGTCGACGACGCCGATCGCGAGGCCATGGGCGAGATCCTCGTGCACTGGCTCGAGGAAGCCGCGTCGGCGCGCGGCGAAGGTTCCCCATGATGCCGTTGCCGCCGCGCGCCTTCGGGGCGAAGCGCCAAGGGCGCTTCGCCGTAAGCAGCTCCGCCTTCGGAGCTGCGCCGTGATCGCCGTCCTGCAAGCGCGCCTCGCCGCGATCGCGCCGAACCCGTTCAAATCGATCGAGACGGCGGCCAGCGTCGCGGTCGTGCGCGAGAGCCCGCCGCCGCGCGAGCGCACGCCGATCGCCTACGTGCTGCCGCTCGGCGCGGCGCCGCGCGCGCCCGAGTTCGCGACGGGAATCACGACACAGCAATTCCTCGCGCGCTACGGCGTGGTGATCGCGGCGCCGGCACAGGCGCAGCGCCAGGGCGAGCAGGCCGCCGTCGAGATCGAGCCGCTCTCGCTCGCGGTCCGCAAGCAGCTCTTCGGCTGGCAGCCGGCCGATGCCGGCGACGAGTTCTTCATGCGGCCGATGGAGCTCGCCGGCGGCCGCCTCGTCGGCCTCGGCGCCGGCCTCGTCCTGTGGCTCGAGGAGTTCGCGATCATGCAGGAAATGAGGAGCGCCTGATGGCCGAAGAGAAGAAGGCCGACGCTTCGACAAGCGCTCAGCGCGAATCGCCGCGGGAGGGCGGCTCCTACGTTCGCAGGAACGGGAAGCTCCAGCTTGTCGAGAACACGAAACCCTACGAGCCCAAAAGGCCCGGCGAAGCCACTCCGGCTTCGCCCCCAAGCCCGGCGTCCTCGCCGGGCGACAAGGAGTAGCGCCCGATGCCGAAGAAGTGGGCCAAGAAGGCGGGCCTCTCGAAAATCGAGGCCAGCTACGGCGTGGACCCCACGCCCACCGGCGCGGCCAACGCGATCGAGTGGTACGACTTCACCTTCCGCCGGCTTTCGACGCTGCTCCCGCGCAGCTATGCGAAGCCCACGCTCGGCGCCGTCGCCGACACCGAGGCGCTGGTGCACGCGCAGGTCACCGGCAACGTGCCGATCGCCGGCGCCGGCGCCGCCGGCACGGCCCCGAAATACGGCCCGCTGCTGCGCGCCTGCGCGCTCGCCGAGGCGATCGAGGTGGGCGTCGACGTCGAGTACACGCCCGTCTCGGCCGGCGAGGAAAGCATCACGCACTACTGGCACATGGATGGCGATCTCGCGAAGCTCCTGGGGGCGCGCGGCACGGTCGGGCTCGATTTCGTGCACGGCCAGAAGCCGATGTTCCGCTTCGACTTCATGGGCCTCTTCCCCGCCGAGCCCGGCGCCGCGGCGCTGCCCTCGCTGACGATGACCGGCTGGCAGCCGCCCAAGGCGGGCAGCTCGGTCAACACGCCCACCTTCACGCTCGGCGGCGTTGCGCTGAAGCTCCACTCGCTCTCCGTCAATCTCAACATCGACCGCGACTTCCGCGACTACACCAACCACACCGAGGTGGCGGTGACCGGGCGCGAGAACGGCGTGCGCGGCGATCTCGTCGTGCTCGCCGAGCCGCTCGGCACCTGGAACCCCTTCTCGATCGCGAAGGCCGAGACGCAGGCGGCGCTGCAGCTGATCCACGGCGTCGGCGCCGGCAACATCGTGCAGCTCGACGCGCCGAAGGTGCAGATCCTGCAGCCGCAATACGACACGGTGAACGGCAACGCCGTGATCCGTTGCGCGCTGCTCTTCGCCGAGAACGCCGGCAACGACGAGGTCAAAATCACCGTCAAGTGACGGTCATTTTTTCTGGCGAAGCGGAGCTTCGCCACAAGACGAAGGAGACGGGCGCCCATGAAGTTCGTGTTCAGGAAGAGCGTGCGATTCGAGGCGCAGGTGATCGTGCGCGAGCCGGGCAGCGGCGCCGTCTTCGACTTCGTCGGCGTCTTCGAGATCGTGCCGAGGAGCGGCGACGACGACGCCGACTTCCGGAGGGCGTTCGTCGGCTGGCGCGGCATCGGCGACGAGGGCGCGCCCGACAACGAGCTGCCGATCACGGAGGCGAACAAGGCGGCGCTGCTCGGGCAGCCGCACGTGGCCCACGCGGTGGCGCGCGCCTATTTCGGCGAGCTGGTGCGGTATCCGGAAAAAAACGCCGCAGCGCCGGCCGCGCCTGGGCCGGCGCCCGCGCCGCACTGACGCCGGCGGAGCAGGACGAGTTCCGGCGCGATCTCGAGGCGCTGGGCGTTGCCGATGCCGGCGCCGCGGCACCGGCGGCGGACGAGGAGACGGTGGAGCTGTTGGAAGAGAGCCGGGAGGCTTGGGGTTTGTTCATCGCGAGCGCCACGCAATGGCGATACGCCGGCATGGGCGGCGAGCGTGCCGGGCTCGACTATGCCGGCGTGCGCGCCGTGGCGGATGCGCGCGGCATCGCGTGGACGGCGACGCTGCTGAAGCAGATCTCGGATTTCGAGCGCGGCGCGCTCGACGGTTTTGCCGAAACCGCGCGACGGGAGGCGGAGCGTGGTTGATTTTGTTGTTGGCGCGCGCTTCGAGGTGAAGACCAACACGCTCGTCTCGGCGGCCAACGAGAACCGCGAGGCGCTGGAGAAATTGAAGGCCGCCGCGGCCGAGGCCGACCGGCAGGTGGGCGGCCTCGTCGACGGCCAGGGAAGAATCACGCGCGAAGGCAAGGCGGCGGCCAAGGCGATCGAGGACACCGAGAAGGCGCTCGGGCGGTACCTCGCGCGCATTGACCCGGCGGGCCGCGCGACGAAGGTGCTTGCCGAAGGCCAGGAGCTGCTCGATCGCGCGCTGAAGCTTGGCATCATCAGCCAGGATCAGCACGCCGTAGGGATGGCGAAGGCCAAGAAAGCTTCGGACGATCTGCTGTTCACGAAGCAGAATCTCTTGAAGGGGCACCTCGACGTGAATCAGGCCGTCCGCGCCGGGACGGGCCTGCTGCTCGGGATGGCCGGCGGGTTGGCGGCGACGACCGCGGGCGCTCTCGCCGACAAGCTGGCGACCGAGCTGTTGTCGGCCGCGTATTTCGAGCTTCGGGCGGCGCTCGATTCGACGTTGCGCGTGCAGCGCGACGTTGAGGCCGCAATGGCGCAGGGCAAGCTCAAGAAGGAGGAGCTGAAGCTTTCGAGCGAGGAACTGCGCCGCGCCTACGACGCGGAAACGGAGGGGCTCGTCTTCCTGCTCGGGAAGATGAAGGATCTGGATGCGATCCAGCGCGGCATCAACCTCCTGCCCGGCGGCGCTCAGTTCCAGTGGTTCCAGCGCTGGGTCGAGGACCAAAGCGGCTTCACCGAAGCGCAGCGCCAGAGTGCGGAGACGATGCTGCGCGCGACGCGCGGCGAGTATAACGACGGCGCGCGCGGCGACCCGCGCAACCGCGTCAACTCGTCGGACTATTATCGCCCGCCGCGCCCGGGCGCTCGTTCGACCGGGCCCCGCCTCACCGGCGGCGAGCGCGAGCTGCTGCGCCAGGCCGACGCGGCGATCAAGGCCGCGCGCGCGCTCGACGAATACGCCGAGGCGAGCCGCGACATCATCGAGAAGGCCGAGGCCGAGCTTTCCGGCCGGCGCGAGCTGACCGCGCAGATCGAGCTCGAGGCCCAGCTCCGGAAGCGCCACGGCGTCCAATACGTCGAGGACAACCGCGATCGCATCGCGGCGCTGGCGCAGGAGCGCGCGGCCGCGCAGCGCGTGGCCGATCAATACAAGGCGACGGCGCAGTTCATCGAGAACACGACCGAGGCCGCCGGCGCCATCCTCGACGCCACGCTCGTGCTGGCCTTCGACCGCGGCGAGGACGCGGTGAAGAGCTGGGAAGGCACCGTTCTCTCCTCGCTGCGCCAGGTCGGCGCCGAGCTGCAGCGCCTCGCGATCATAAACCCCATCCTGAACGCATTCGGCGGGAACCGCCCCACGGCCTACGGCCAGGGCGGGCTCATCGATCAGATCTTCCGCAGCCTCTTGGGCGGCAGCGGGACTACGGGCGCCGGCTTCGATCCGAACATCGGCGCGAACATCGCGCACGAAGGCTGGCGCGTCGGCACGCCGGGCCCGACGCGGCTCGTGCCGAAGGAGCTGTTCTACGGCGCGCCGCGCGCGCACAGCGGGCTCTATCTCGGGCCCGGCGAAAGGCCGGTGATCGTCGAGGACGGCGAGACGATCCTGAACCCGCGCCAGCTCGACACCGCCGGCGGCCTCGTGCGCGCGCTCGCCGCGCTGGCCTTCCAGCGCGACGGCGGCGGCGATGCGCCTGTCATCAACATCATCGACCAGCGCGGCGCGAATGCGCCGCCGGTCGAGGCGCGCCCGCGCCGCGGCGCCGGGGGGCGCATCGAGGTCGACTTCATCGTCCGCGAAGGCGGCCGCAAGGCGATCGGCTCGGGCGATTGGGACAGCGCGCTGCAAACGCGCTACGGCATCGTGCCGGTGCTGGCGCGCTAGATGGCGACGCAACGCAAAGGGCGTTGCTTACGGCGAATCGCGGCAAGCGCCGCGATTCGCCCGAAGCGGGCATCGCCCTCTCGAAGGAGTAAATGACGATGCCCGCGACGTGGCCCCCGCAGCTCCCGACCGAGCCGCTGGCTTCGAGCTGGAAGCCCAAGCCCGATCCGCGCGGCCGCATCGCGAGCCAGGTCGACGAAGGCCCGTCCAAGGCGCGCCGGCGCGGCGCGCTGCGGACCAAGCCGCTCGACCCCACCTACGTGATCCCGCGCGCCGATTTCGCGCTGTTCGAGACCTTCTTCGAGGACACGCTCGGCGAAGGCGTGCTGCCGTTCGACTGGCCCGACCCCGTCGCGGCCGTGACGCGCCGCGTGCGCTTCCGGCCGAGCGAGCAAGAGCCCTATGCGGCCGAGCTCGAGCGCGGCGGGAAGAACTATCTCGTCACCATCAAGATCGAGGTCTTGCCCTGATGCTCTCCCTTCAGTTACGGCGAATGGCCACAGGCCATTCGCCCCGAAGCTCCTCTTTTTAGAGGAGCGACAATGCCGCTCTCCGAAGACGCCAAGCGCGCTGCGTTCGACCAGGAATCGGAAGAGGCCTGGATCGTGCTGCTCGCGATCACGCACCCCGAGCTCGCGGTGAGCGGCCAGACGCTGCGCGTGTGCGATCAGGGCACGGCCGTCGACGAGCTGGGCCGCGAATACGTCGATCACGACGGCGAGCGCTACTACGCGGCCGGCTTCGATTTCGAGCTGCCGGCCGACCGCGAGGGCGAAACGCCGAAGGCGAAGATCCGGATCGACAACGTCGGCACGGTCACCGTCGACGGCCAGGAGATCCGCATCCTCCAGGAGATCCGGAAGCTCACGACCGCACCGGCGCTCGCCTGCCGCATCGTGCTGGCCTCCGACCCCGACATCGTCGAGTACGAGCTGCACGAGCTCACGCTCGTCGACGTGCGCGGCAACGCCGCCACGATCGAGGGCGTGCTCGGCTACGAGGACACGTTCAACCAGGCGTTCCCGGCGATCACCTACTCGCCTGCGACGGCGCCGGGGATGTTCCCATGACGTCGCTCGCCAAGGGGCGAGCTTACGGCGAAGCGCCGCGTAGCGGTGCGACGCCCAGCGGACTCGAGGTGCTGGCGGCGCTCAGGCGCGCGCCCGCCGGCATGGCCGTGCCGCCGGCGGTCGCGCACTACGTGGGCATCCCGTTCGCGCCGAAAGGCGACCGCTTCGAGGGCGCCGATTGCCGCGGCCTGCAGTGCCTCGTCTACGAGCGCGAACGCGGCATTTCGCTGCCGCGGCACCACGAGGCCTACGACGCGAAGTGGCTCGGCGAGCGCCCGACGCGCGAGGACGCGCGGCGCCTCGCCGACACGGTGGCGCGCCTCCTGGAGCCGGATTGGCGGCAGATCGCGTTCGACGAGGCCGAGCTCTACGATTCGCTGCTGCTGCCGATCGCCGGCGAGCCCTGCCACATCGCGATGTATGTCGGCGATCTCCACATCCTGCATGTGGAGCGCGAGATCGCGGCGGTGTGCGAGGATCTCCGCACCCCGCGCTGGCAATCGCGGATCAGGCGCGCGCGGCTCTTCCGCCACGCGGGGGCGGCGCGATGCTAGCGGCGCGGGCCCAGATAGAGGAAGCCCATGCGCTCCATGCAGCGGATGGCGAGCGCGCGCTCAAGCGCAGGAGGGAACGTCGAGCGCGTGTCGAAGCAATGCGCGAAGTAGTAGCGCCGCCACGCGTCTTCGTCTTTCTCGTGGTAGTACATGCCGTGCCGTGCGGCTTCATTCGGATGCGGCGCGAGAAAATCGGTTTTCCGCAACGGGTCTTCGCAGCTCGCGGCGGCAAGCGCGACGCACGCGGCGGCGGTCAGCGCCCGGCCCCTCATCGCTCAGCCTTTGCAGCGGCCGCGGTAGTAGATCTTGTAGACGCCGGCTCCGAACAGGCCCTGGCCCTCTTGTGCCGCCTGCCGCTCCACGGTGTAGCCGTTCGGGCAGAGCTTGGCCGCGGTCACCTTTTGATCCAAGACCTCGCGCCGCATTGCCTCGTAGCGTGGCGAGTCTTCGGGGGCAGTTACATCGGCGTTCGCGATGAACGTGAACTCGCCCGACCCTGTCGGTATGAGCTGGCTGTAGACCCGGATGTGCGCGGGCGTGGCGCACGCGGCAAGAACAAGCGCGACGGAGCCGTACAAAAAAGCTCGCATGGTTGGCCTCACGCGGCGGTTGAAGGGGCCTTCGATGCGTCTTGATACGGCCTTCAAGCCGCGTTCGTCCAGCCCCGCCGGCGTGATGCGCCAAGAGGGCCGGCTTACGGCGAAGCGGCGCGACGCCGCTTCGCCCCCGGGCGCCGGCCCGGTCCAGCTCGACTTCGTGCATCCGCTCACGAAGGAGGTGACGACGGTGCGCGGCCCCGAGGGGGCCACGATCGCCGAGCTGCTGGCGATCGCCGGCGTCCGCCACCGGCGCTGGGGCGGCGGCAAGTGCTGGATCGAGGATGCCGAGCGCCGCCGCGAGCCGGTGCCGGTGGCGCGCGAGCATTTCGCGCGCGTGCGCCCGAAGGCCGGAACGATCACCACCGTGATGCTGTGGCCCAGCGGCGGCGGGGGCGGCGGCAAGGACATCCTGCGTGTCATCCTCGGCATCGTCGTGCTGATCGTCGCCGTTGTGGCGGCGTCCTTCGTCGGCCCGCTCGTCGCGCCTCTGGTCGGGGAGGCCCTTTCGCTCGTCGTGGGCGCGGTCGTTGCGACCGCCATCACCGTCGTCGGCAATCTGCTGATCAACGCGCTGATCCCGCCGTCGCGACCGCGGACGCCGGAGGAGCGGCTCGCGGGCCTGGCCGCGGACCGCAGCGCCTTCTACCTGCAAGGCGCCTCGAACCGCGCGAAGCCCTACGGCGTGATTCCGGTGCATCTCGGGCGCCTGCGCCGCTACGCCGATCTCGCCGCCGAATGGTTCACCGAGATCGTCGGCAACGATCAGTATCTGCGCGGCTTCCTCACCTGGGGCCTGGGCCGGCTCAAGATCTCCGATCTCAAGATCGGCGAGACGCCGCTGTCCGAATACGAGGGCGTCGAGGTGCGCACGGTGGAAGGCGTGGCCGGCGACGGGCCGCCCCAGATCTACACCGACGACGCGCACACCGAGGGGCTTTCGCTGCAGCTCACGCTCGCCGGCGGCTGGCAGACTCGCGAGACCATCGCCGGCATCGACGAGTTCCAGGTCGAGATCGCCTTCCCCGCCGGCCTCTTCCTGATCGCGAACAACGATCCGCACGGCACGATGATCGCGCGCACGATCGAGTTCGACGCCGAGATGGCGCCCACCGGCACCGAGGACTGGACGGCCATCGCCTGGGCGAATGCCACCGAGTTCGGCTTCGGCACGCCGGGCAAGATCGTGATCACCGACAAGACGCGCACCGGCCAGCCGCGCCGCGTCGGCCGCGCCAAGCCCAATCCGGCCGGTAACCCAACGAAGCAGTGGCGCGTGCGGCTCCGGCGCCTGAACGGGCCCGCCGGCGGGCACGGCTCGGACGATTCGTATTGGGCCGCGCTGAAGTCGATCAAGCACGTGCTGCCGCTGGGGCCGCAGCTCGTGGGCAAGCTCGCCTACACCGAGCTCCGCATCAAGGCGACGGGCCAGCTCAACGGCACGATCCAGGAGTTGAACGCGATCGTCGAGAGCTACGTCAAGCCCTTCGACGAGAACGGCTTCACCGGCGCCGAGATCGTCTCGCGCAACCCGGCCGAGCACTTCGCGCACGTCGCCACGCACTGGTCGGCCCTGCGCCCGATCGCGGCCGGCCGCATCGACTGGTTCAACCTCGTCGAGTGGCGCGACGCCTGCGCCGCGCCGGCGCAGGACGGCGAGCCGAAGTGGATGTTCGACCGCGTGCTGGAGAGCCCGTCTTCGCTCGGCCGCGTGCTCGACGAGATCGCGGCGGCAGGCCGCGCCCGGCGCGGCCTGCCGGGCGGCAAGCACGGCGTGATCCGCGACCTGCCGCAGACGGTGCCGAAGCAGCACTTCACGCCGCGCAGTTCCTGGGACTACGCGATCGACATTCCGTTTCGCCGGCGGCTTCATGCCGTCCGCGTGCGCTACAACAAGGGCGGCCTCGGCCAGGAGGCCGAGATCGTCGTCTACGACGACGGCTACAGCCTCGACGGCTCGGTTCCGGGCACGGTGGCGGCCACGGAGATCGAGACCGTCGAGGCGATCGGCTACACGCGCGAGGCCCAGGTGTGGCGCGACTGGCGCTACTGGCTGGCCGTGCAGAAGCTGCGCCCGCACAGCCACGAGCTGAGCGCCGACGTGGAGCACCTGGTGGCGGGCGGCCGCGGCGTGCTCGTGCGCTGCACGCACGAGGTGCCCGGCTTCGGCCTCGGCTCGGCGCGCATCAAGACCACGTCCGTCGACGGCGGCGGCGAGTTCACCGGCGTGACGATCGACGCCGAAGTGACGATGGAGGCCGGGAAGAGCTACGGCGTGCGCTTCCGCAACCCGGCCGGCTCGTTCTACACGACCGTCGCGACGGTGCCCGGCGTCACCAAGACGCTGACCTTCTCGGTGCCGCAGCCGGCGAGCTGGGATCTGCGCGTGGGCGACCTGCTCGGCTTCGGCCTGGCCGACAAGGAATCGGTGGAGCTGCTGCTGAACGGCGTGTCGCCCGGCGCCAACCTTTCGGCGCGGCTCTTCCTCGTCGACGCGGCGCCGGGCGTGCACACGGCCGACACCGGGCCGATCCCCGCCTTCAATCCGCAGATCACGCGGCCGCCGCCCGATGCGCGCAAGCCCGAGGTGCCGGCGATCCGCGCGATCAAGAGCGACGAGAGCGTGCTCGAGCAGCGCGTGGGCGGCGCCCTCGTCGTGCGCTTCGTCGCCGAGTTCAACCCGCCGCAGGGGCAGCCGGTGCCCGAATACATCCAGGCGCGCTGGCGGCGGATCGACGCCACGCCGTGGACGCCGGGCTCGCTGCAGCCCTCGGCCGGCCTCGTCTATAGCGGCGTGGGCGTGGTGCAGGGCGAGACCTACCGCATCGAGTTCCGCCATGTGGCCGAGAGCGGCCTGGCCAGCGATTGGGTGGGCGCCACGCACACGATCGTCGGCAAGACCACGCGGCCGCCCGACGTGCCGACGCTGGCCGTCGCCGGCGACCACGTCGTCTGGACCTATCCGAACGCGCCACTCGACGTGCTGCACGGCGGCGGCTTCACGCTTCGCTTCCACTACGGCGACGACCCGGCGCTGCCGGACCTCTGGGGCTCGGCCGCCGCGGCGCACGAGGGCCTGATCGCCGACACGCGCTTCCCGACGTCGCTGCTGCCGCCAGGCACGCTCACGATCCTGGCGAAGGCCGTCGACGCCGACGGCAACGAGAGCGTGGCGCCGGCGGTGCTGATCAAGGACATCGGCGGCCCGCCGCTCGCCAACGTTGTCGAGACCTACGACTTCAAGGCGGCGGGCTGGCCCGGCGCGATCGCTGGCGGGTCGATCGTGGCCGGCGAGATCGTGGCGCAAACGGGCACGCTGATGTGGAGCGGGAATCCGGCGACGCCGCTCTGGAACGCCAGCCCGGCGACGCTGCTCTGGGCCACGACCTACCCCGAGCTCGTGTTCGAAGCGCAGCTGGTGCCGCCGCCGGCGGTGGCGCCAGCGCGCCTCACCTTCGCGCACCTGCACGAGGGCGTGCCGCTCGCGATCTTCTATCGCCGCAACAAGACCCCGCTGTGGCCCGGTTCGGCCGGCGGCAACCCGGCGGCGCCGATCTGGAGCGCCGCGCCGTCCACGACGCCGCTCTGGTCGCCGCCCGGCTACGGCGCCTGGCCGGGCGCGCTCGATCTCGAGGACGAGCACCCGATCGACATCAGGCTCGCCGCCGGCGGCGGCCCGAGCCAGGGCAAGTTCAAGGCGCTCGTCGCGGAGTTCGACGTGCCCGATCTCGACGAGGGCTTCGAGGACCTCGCGCTGGCCGCCGGCGGCACGCGCCTGCCGATTGCCAACGACTACCGCACCATCAAGACCGTGATCGCGACGCTGCAGGACGACGGCGGCGCGGCGCGGACCGTGAAGGTGATCGACAAGGACCCCGATCTCGGCCCGCTGCTGCGCGCCTTCGACGCGACCGGCGCGGGGACCACAGCCACCATCGACGCACGCGTTCAGGGGTATTGAGGCATGGTTGCACTCCCGCAAGACAACTATATCGGCAACGCCGCCCGCACCGAGGGCGAAGGCCAGGCCTGGCTCGAGGCGCTGCGCGACTTCGTGGCGCAGCTCGGCGGCGGGCAGGCCGATTCCGAGATCACCGTCGCCAGCGGCGTGGTCACGCCCGACCGCTACTTCCACCGCGTCGATACCGAGGGCGAGGCCGCGTCCGACAATCTCGACCAGATCGCGCTGACGAACCTGCCGGACGGCTCGCTGATCTGCCTGATGGCGGAGAACGCGGCGCGGGTGAACACGCTGCGCCATCTGAACGGCACCGGCACGCCGGGCACCGACGGCGAAATGGTGCTCAACAACAACGAGAACTTCGCGCTCGACCACGCCGGCAAGCGCATCGCGCTCCGCCGCAAGGGCGCCCAGTGGATCGAGGAGGCGCGGTGGACCGTGTTCGGCCGGCAGCTCGCCGGCGCGGCCGACGCGCTTGCGGTGCGCACGCTCTGCGATTTGCAGCAGGCCACCGGCAGCCTCACGGAGAACACGGCGCCGGCGCTGACCGATCTGCTCCCGATGACGGTGGGCGGCAACCACCGCAAGGTGCAGCTGATCAACGTCTTCAATCGGCTCACCGCAGCGACCGCCCTTACTGCGGTTGCCATCGACGACGAGATCTTCATCTACGACCTTTCGGCCGGGACCGCGAAGAAGATCACGCCGGTCGAGCTGCTGAAGGTGGTCAACGCGCTGACCGAGGACACGACGCCGGACCTCGCGAACGACTTCGTCGTCACCTACGACGCCTCAGCCAGCACGGTGAAGAAGGTCAAGCCCAACAAGTTCGCCCGCGGCCTCGTCCCCATCGAGCGCAAGACCGGCAGCAGCGTCGCCTCCTACGATTTCGTCACCGGCATCGGCAGCACGTATCGCAGCTATCTCCTGGCCGGGCGGCTGCGGCCCGCGACGGACCAGGTCATTTTGCGGATGCGGATTTCCGACGACGGCGGCTCGACCTTCGAGAACGGCGCTTCGCAGTATGGCTGGTTCACGATGGGCCAGTGCGCCGCGAACACCAGCGGCGGGTTCTACGACGAGTTCGACGACGCCGACTCCGAGATGGAGATCTTCCTCTCCACCACGACGTTCCTGATCGGCAGCGGCGCGGCGGAGGGCATCAGCTTCGCGATCTGGTTCCACGAGCCGTCGAGCACGGCGTTCATGAAGCGCTTCCACGGAGACTTCAACTACACGATGTCCACCGGCGAGATGGCGGGCGGCGTGTTCGGCGGGACTTCCCTCACGACGGCCGCCATCAATGGCGTGCAGCTCCTTTTCAGCAGCGGCAACATCCAATCGGGCGACGTGACGCTCTACGGGGTCGACAATGTCTGAGCGCATCTACACCAGGGACGGAAACGGCGCGATCGTCGCCAAGGGCGAAGCGCGCGAGGACGGCAAGACCTACAGGGACATCGGCCGCGATCCCGATGGCGCCACGCGGCTCTATGAGCTCACCGCCGCGGACGAGGCGGCGCGCGCCGCCGACGAGCAGCGCTGGGCTGCGAAGCAGGCGACACGCCCCTTGAAGGTGGACTACGCGACGATCCTGGAGCGCATGAGGCCCGAGGAATACGCCAAGATCGGCGAGGCGGAAGCAAGAGACGCGCGGTTCAAGTGGTGGCTCGAAAGGATTCGCGCGCAGGGCAAGGTCAACATCCGCTCGCCGGAGTTCGCGGGCGCGCGCCAGGCGGTCATCGACGCCGGCCTCTTCGCCGCCGAGCGGTTCGACGAACTCTTTGCGCCTGCGGGCCTCGCGCCATGAAGGAGAGCGATCGCGACGCCACCGACAAGAAGACGATCCGCGCCTTCGGCCGGGCGGCGCTGCTGATGGCGCTGATCGTGCTCATCCTCGCGGTCGTCGGCGTTCTCGCCGAGGCGCGCGTCGCGCGCCCGAGCGGCGAGCTTACGGGAGAAGCGCCCGTCGCTCGCCCAGAGGGCGAGCTTACGGGAGAAGCGCCCTCGGGCGCTTCTCCAATGGATGGGCACCTTGTGCCCATCCACGGCGACGCCGGTTGGATCAACCGCGGCGGCTATCGCAACGAACGGGGCGATCACTGCTGCGGCAAGGACGACTGCTTCGCGATCCCGCCCGAGCACGTGGGCGAAACCAGCGAGGGCTATCACCTGCACTTCCACGGGCTCGTCGTGCCGCACCGACAGGCCCAGAACAGCGAGGACGGGCGCTATTGGGCCTGCTGGTCGGGCCCGCGGCTGCGCTGCTTCTTTCGCCCGCATCGGGGCTTCTGATGGGCGTCGATCTTGCGACGCGCACGGAAGAGCTGGCCCAGGCGCTGACGCGCTATCCCAGGATCATGCTCGCGCGCTTCATCGCCGAGCGTTTCATGGAGGACGCGCGCCGCGGCGCCTTCGGCAACATTGCCCTGAAGGAGGCGCGCCGAGCGAGCGCGCAGAGCTTCGCCATCTTCGCCGCCGAGAGGAGTGCGGCGGACCGCGCCGCGGCGGCCGAGCGGGCGCGCGAGCGGCGCTTCGCCGAGGCGGAGCGGAAACTCCGGACCGCGACCAGGGAGACGCGCGATGCCGACGTTTGACCAAGGGCCCGGGAAGCTCGACGTGCGCGCCAAGGCCGGCGACGAATTCGCGATGGCGCTCGACTTCAACATCGACCTCACCGGCCATGCCTTCGCCGCCGCGGTGCTGCCGGCCGGCGGCGGCGGCGAGACGGCGATCGCGGTGACCAACACCGACCTCGCGGCGGGCCAGATCCAGCTCGGCCTTACCGAGGCGCAGACGGCCGCCCTCGGCGCGGGCTCGCACCGCTGGTATCTCGCTTGGACGGCGCCTGGCTCGGTCAAGCGCACCGTGCTCGCCGGGCAGTTCCTGCTGCTGCCGTGAGGATGGGATGAGCGACCCGATTTCCGTCGTCGTCGTCTCGCAGCCGGTCGGCGTGACCGCCGTCACGGCCGGCGCCGCGCAAGTGAGCGTGGGCGCCGTGCCGGTGACGGTGGAAGTGGCGGGCGGGCGCGGCGCCTCGGGCAGCAACAGCTTCACGCGCGGCGTCTCGTTCGTGAATCCGGCCGGGCCGCTCGACATCGTCGGCTGGCGCGCGCCCTTCGCCTGCACGGTGACGGCCGTGCGCGGCTACCGCGTGGGCGGCACGGGCGCGGCCGTCAACGCGCGCAAAGCGGGCGCCGGCACGCATCTCGCGGCGGCGCTATCGCTCGACAGCGCCGGCGCCTGGCTCGCCGGCGGCGCGGTCGAGAACGCCGACTATGCCGCCGGCGACACGCTCGAGTTCATGCTCGTCTCGGTGGCCGGCGGGCCGGGCCAGGTGGCGATCCAAGTGGACTTCGCGCGGAGCGGCGTATGAGCAGCGACGCGATGCGCATCGCCGAGATGAAGCGCTGGCGGCTCGAGAAGCGCGACGCCGGCGGCGAGATTTTCGAGATCGTGGAGGGCGGCGGCGGGCGCGCGCCGCGCGTCGTCTTCCGGCGGCCGGGCGAGCCGGCCGAGTCCTACGCCAAGCTCCCACACGAACAACCCGAAGAGGATTAGACGATGCCTTTGACCAACGCAGGCCGCGACGACATCGCCAAGGCGCTGATCGCCGATTCGTTCACCGCCTTCAACAACGCCAACGCCCGCATCGGCGTGGGCGACAGCAGCGCCGCCTTCGCCGCGGGGCAGACGGACCTCCAGGCGAGCACGAACAAGCTTCGGAAGGCGATGGAGGCGAGCTACCCGCAGCGCGCGGCGAACGTGCTGACCTTCCGCTCGCTGTTTGGCACCGGCGACGCGAACTTCGCCTGGGAGGAATGGGGCGTGTTCAACGCCGGCTCGGGCGGCACGATGCTGAGCCGCAAGGTGGAATCGCTCGGCACGAAAACGAGCGCGCAGAGCTGGCAGATGACGGTGGACATCACCGTGAACATCGGGTCGTGAGCCCATGACCGTCTCCGCCAAATCCTCGGGCACGCAGGCCTGCACGATCGGGATCGAACACACGCTGACGACGATCACCGATGCCGGTGTCTACGAGCTGAATCTCGACATCTCGGCGCTCGTGGGCGGCTCGACGCCAGACATCCTCGAAGTGCGCGAGAAGCGCAAGACGCTCAGCGGCGGCACGCAGCGCGAGGAATTTTGCGAGAGTTTCGTAGGCGGCGCGTGCCCGCCTATGGTGACGTTCCGCGCGAAGCTCACGACGATCGAGGTCGTCTACACGATCAGGCAGACGCAAGGCACTGGCCGCTCCATCCCGTGGTCGGTCAATCACGTGACTTGAATGCTCGGCGGCGCTAATTGGTCACCGTGGAACGGCGGGGCGCGCGCCCAGACGCTGGGCGTCACCACGGCGAGCGCCACGACCGGCACGACGGTCACCGCTGGCGGTTCAGCCAACACCAAGGGCTCCTGGGTCGATATCGGCGGCACGACCGGCTTTTCCTGGAAGCGGCTTCTGGCCGCGATGATCGCCAACAGCGGCGCTGTCGATTTCGTCGTCGATATCGGTATCAACGTCGGGGGCAACCGTTTCGTCATTGCCGAGGATTTGCGCTTCGCTTCTTCGCGTCGCATAGCAAGCGAAGGCATACAGTATTGCGACCTTCCGCTGTTCGTGCCGGCGGGGGCGCAGCTCTCGGCCCGGTGTGCCGGCTCTAGCGCATCCGCCACGTTGCAACTCGCGATCACCGGCTTTTCTGCCGGGCTTGCGGGCATGGCGCCGTTCAGCCGGTGCCGCGCCCTCTACACGCCGTCGTCGTCGCGCGGCGTGGCCATCGATCCCGGCGCCGCGGCCAACACCAAGAGTGCCTGGGTGCAACTGGTCGCGTCGAGCGGGTTTCACTCCGCGGCGGTCATGGCCGCAATCGGGTACAACGGCGACGTTGCACGCACGGCTGCTTCTCGCACGGCGCTAGATATCGGGATCGGCGCGTCGTCGTCGGAGCATGTACTGCTGCCCGATCTGCTGCTGGGGTGGGGTCCTACGCTCGACGGCCCGTTTGTCGCGAACATTCCGTTGTTGCCGTTGTATATCCCGTCTGGCACTCGCGTCGTCGCACGCGCGCAATGCACGGATACGGCGGCCGGCGACCGCACCATCGACCTGGCGCTCTGGGGCTTCGAGCCGTGA